CTTAGGGCCTCCCGGTGCTTGTCACTTGCCATTTTTGTCATATGGTACACTATAACCCAGAGCTGGTCCTATCTGAGCAACCAGTTTAGATGATTTGGTTCTGGATTATCTTCGAAAGGAGCTCCATGAGTGGTTTAGATTTCACCTTTGCGCGTCCTAGAATTAGGAAGCGACGCCAAGTAGTTAGTACCGGAAATTTCAAGTACGGTACGTTTGGCGTGTATCAAACAAATTATCCAAAGGTGGAATTCATTACGGGAGAAGAAACCCGCGATGAACTGAATAACTGGCATAGCGTGCAAGAGCATAATCGTCGGTACGCTGGCAATCAGCCAGGAAGCGGGAAGCCGCTTCCGATACGAGCTGATGTTGGCGGTAGTTTTTATAACTTTAAGACGACATACGAGGGTGAAATAATATACCTTCGTTACACTGCTCCCAATTGGCCCACTGCGGGCACATCTTACATTGGACACGTATACCCGTTTGCGCGTGGAATTGAGCCGGAAGATCTTGTTTATAAGATTACCGATTCAGCATTCACCCCCGCTACATCTTTGGGGATGATGTCGTTAGGCGCGACCGCTATTTCGCGATCAAGCCCGACGAATCCGCATGCAGACGTCGCCGTAGGTATCGCAGAACTGTATCGTGAGGGATTTCCCCACATACCAGGTCTTGATACCTTCAAAGGAAAGAAGCCGGAGGGAGATTTCCTAAATTATGAATTTGGGATCGCCCCCTTGTTATCCGACCTTAAAGACGCACGCGAATCGTTTAAGAAATCGCGTGCGATCCTAGGACAATATTACCGTGATTCTGGTAAAGGCGTCCGGCGAAGATATTCGTTTGAACCTAAAGTCTCTTCATCCACTGGAACCCTTACAGGTCTCCAGGGTGGCCCTATTAATCCGGGTCCTACCCAAGTGTGGAGAGATCCATCGCATTTCCAGAGGGTTGATTTTACGACTCATCGCCAGGAAACCTGGTTTAGTGGGTCGTTCACCTATCATGCTCAAGAGAATGATACTCTTATTCTCGAGAAAATTGATAAATTGATACAAGAGGCCAATATCCTTTATGGATTAAACCTCAACGTGTCTGTACTCTGGAATTTGATGCCTTGGAGCTGGCTCGTCGATTGGATGACAAACGTTGGTGATGTTTTAAATAATATTGCCATGATCCAAAATGACGGGCTTTTTATGCGCTACGGCTATATCATGCAACACACGGTTAAAACCGTGTCGAGCACTGGTCGTAATTATCTTGCCTCAAGTGGGGCAATATGTGACGGAACTCAGCGTTTTTCTGCTGAATATAAACTCCGTCGCCGCGCGACACCTTTCGGATTCGGCCTAGATCCGGCGAATTTTTCAAAACGGCAATGGGCCTTGCTAGCTGCTGTAGGGATTTCCCAAGGCAGGGGCCATCTTTGACTTGATTTTTTCTAAGTTATGGATGGTCCGACCCGTTGCGTCATTTCCAATGGCGTAACAAAAATTGGAAAGGGTAATTCCGCCTTTTCCACTCACATAGGAGTGTTGCCATGTTTGCAGATCCACAATCTGTCACTGTCTCTACCGTCGCTCATGCGCTTCCGCGCGTGAGTACGGGAGATAGGACCGCCACCTATACCAAGGATGACGAGTCCTATTCGCTGACAATCAGCCACACCACCACAAATCGTGGTAGGGTGCGCCGATTGCTTCGCTTAGACAATGCCAAGGTCGCAGCCGACCCCTTCGTGGCTAATCAGTCACGAAAGTTCACCTCAGCGGTGTACCTCGTTATCGAGGAACCGTCCGACGGTGCGTATAGCAATGCAGAGCTCTTGGCTATTGCCAAGGGTTTCATCGCATACTGTACGGATGCTAATCTGAGTAAAGTTATCGCCGGTGAAAGCTGACGATGACAACTCGGAACCTAAGGAGGCAGGTGAAGAATATCACTTTACCTTCTTGAGAGTGGGCACCGTTTGGGTGGTACTAAATGCTATCCAAACGGTTACCGTTTTCTTCGCGATGTTATATTTCATCTTGAAGTAACGGTAATAACCGGGTAACCGGTTCAACATGGCTATGGACTCCCGACCTTCTATATAGGAGGCAGGATGAAAAGCCTTATGACACTCTGGCGTGCAGTCGCTAATGAATTCGGCGACTTGTGTGACGTGAGCACCACTAGGGACATTGAGACCGTCTCTAGTCGATTTGAAGATGAGGGGTTCTCGTTTTTTGCGATCACCCTGCCCGCGTTCTGTGACGACCTCCAAAAGGCCTTAGCAGATGGCGCGGTCGCTCCCGACATGTTTAGAGCTTTTGCTCATGGACATGCAGGTCTCCCCCGATTTCTCGGAGGTTTCCTGGAGCTTATCTTCGATTGTAAAAGTGGTGTCCTACTCGCGGACCCCAATATCGATGCTATCCATGCTATACGACAGCTTACGCTGCTCTATGGTAAAACGGAAATGCCTACGTCCGATAAACGGAATAAGGCTGCATTGAAAGGGTTCGTTGAGTGTGAACAAGAAGTCAGAAAGTTCGATCAATCGGTTAGCTCAAGTGAGTTGGCCGATTTTTCCAAAATGTCGAACTTGCTTTGGAGTGACGTTCTGCAATCGGTCGAAAATGACCTTTATACAGAATGGGCTGGTTCAGATCGTGAAAACGATCCTCGCTGGCCTTATGTCATTCCGAGGCACGGCCCTGGAGCCACTGCAGATCGGAATACTGGAGACAGTAAGTTCGATCTTAAAGAGTGGCCCCAGCGGTTAGAGAGTGTCTTCCCATATGGGGAGTATGCTCTTCCAAACTGGAGGTATAACAATCGCCTCGACCGTATTGATTTCTTGGAACCCGGCGCCGAGCGACCCGTTCGGGTCGTCTTGGTACCTAAAACGCTGAAAACGCCTCGCATTATAGCTGTAGAGCCGACTGCAATGCAATATATGCAGCAAGCTCTTAAAGCAATGCTTGTCCGGTCCATCCAGGGAGATAAAGCCCTGGGTGAAGTCGTCGGTTTCGACGACCAGTGGCGCAATAATTTACTTGCGTCATTAGGATCCATTGATGGATCCTTTGCGACACTCGATTTGAGTGAAGCGTCTGACCGCGTTTCCAATCAGCTTGTAAGGATTATGTTAAATCCGTTCCCTCATTTATTTGAGGGTGTGGACGCGACACGGTCCCGCAAAGCTGACGTGCCTGGTTACGGAATCCTCCGTTTAGCCAAGTTCGCGTCTATGGGTTCAGCTCTTACGTTTCCAGTTGAAGCTATGGTCTTTACGACCGTGGTGTATCTTGGAATACAAAAGAGCTACGGGCACCGCCTCTCTCGGCGTGAAATTCTTGCGTTGAGAGGAAAGGTGCGTATCTTCGGGGATGATATTATTGTCCCTGGAGACACAACGTTGGACGTGATGGCAGCACTACGGACCTATGGTTTTGTAGTGTCGCCGCGCAAGTCTTTTTGGACTGGAAAGTTCCGAGAGTCTTGCGGTAAGGAGTACTACGCTGGCCACGATGTTTCTGTGGTTCGCGTGAGGAAGTTAGCTGTCCTAAAGGATGGCAGCTTTGCACTCCCTAACTCACGTCGGTTTGTTCGAGAGACCGAGTCACTCGTCTCGCTCCGAAACAGGTTTTACCTGTCAGGATTGTGGACAGTGGCCGCTTGGCTTGATGATTGGATTGAACCTCTTTTGGGAGGC